CTTTAAGTTTTGCTGAGTCGTCATCTGGTTTATAGTTTTCTGGTGTAGGACCGCCTAGGTCTTCTACGTTTGGTGGTGTTCCACCTGTGGTAAGCTTCTGCATTGGTTCTGCAGGTTTAGCTCCTTTGGTTACTACGTTTTCCATGTTGTGTAAATTGTTACCGTCGGATATTAGTCTGTTATTATTTATAGAACTTATAGATTTGATAAGAAATCATTAAATAAATTCAATTTATGCTCTTCTAATCTACCTTGATCGACAAGAGTATTAATTCTTTTTTTAGTAATTGTTGCTTGCTGTTCACGAAGAATTCCTCCTTCCCAAACCCACTCTTTTCCTTCCATGATTCCAGACACAAATGCATCAGGAGCAGAGGGATCGGCAACAATATCTGCAGCAGTTGCTAACATAAAATCTTCACCAACTACTTTGCATCCATCACGATCTTCTTTTAAAGATCCAACACCACGAGACGAGACTCCGAGTGTTACACCTTCACCGATGAGTGACTTTGCAATCTTACCCATTGGTGTATCAAGAAGTTGTGCCTTACCCATAAAATTATTTCCTTCTTGACGAAGAGATGTAATCTTATGAGAAACACGATCTAGATTTACAGTCGGACCATCTGGATGTCCAAGTTCACCAAGTGCACGACCTTTTTGTACAAAAGATTCATTATATCTACCAACTTCTTTTGCAAGAGTTGATACAGGATACATTCTACCATTACGATTTTTAATATCACCTTGCAAGAATACACCTTCGATATACATCTTCTTTTTAGCACCCTTTCCTTCGGTGATAAATTTAACGCTTGAAATTTCTTCTGTGATTAGTTTCATGGTTCTTAATTCGTGTATCCGATTGCAGCACCTTTTACTGCTGCGTTTGCAGCAAAGATACCATTTAACGGTTCTTTTTCTAGTTCAACTGCTTCACCAGCTGGTAATGTAAATGATCCAATAGTTGATCCATTTACTGTTTCTGTAAGTGTAACTAAATGAGCACTAGAATCGGTATTTACAACTCTAACCAGTCTTGCACTACTAAAATTACTCCCATTAGCAGAGCTAGTGCCCATTGCAGCTTCTGCCCCTTTAAGTAAAATTCTACTCATTCTTCTGGTTCCTCAGTTGATTCAGGTTCTTCTTCCACTTCAATTTCGGGTTCATCAAACATAGATCCAGAAATATTAGGTCTCTGAGCCTCAATTCTCTCTGCAGATTTTGTAAAAAGAATGTCCTTGAGTTTATCAGTTACCTCAGAAGCAGCAGAATCTGTTGCTATCAAATCGATGATGTCTTCCATATTTTAATATAACATTATAATTTATTTATATCTCCGCCGTTTTGGTATCCTTACTTAACTGTGCATCTGTGACCGATGCAGATTTTTCTAAATCTGGTTCTGTTGGAATATCACCTAGATCTCCACCACCACCTTCAAGTGGTTCTCCTGTAATTGGATCGACTGCATTTGGATCTGGAATGATACCATCTTTAATTTCCTGTTCAATCTGCTCATCAATTTCAAGTATCTCTGCATCAGTTTGACGTAAGACTTTTCTTCTTACATAATCATTCGAATAATACTTACCGATATATGGTTCGATTGTTGCAAGAGTTGCAAGTCTTTCATTCGTCAATTCAGATTCTTTAAGTTCTGCGAACTGATTATCATATAAGAAATCGTATTGAATATGTTCACGAATTGACTCCCAATCTTCTGGTGTAATAATATTTTTAAGGATTAACTGTGTCTTAAGCATATCATTAAACATTTGAGCAAATCTCTTTCTCAAACGTCCAACAAACTTTGCAAACTTAAGTTCATCTCTTAGTATTTCTGATGAACGACCTAAGTTAAATCCACCATCAGATGCGAT